TGTCGAAAGGCATAAAAAGGTTGACAACATGGCACAAAGAAAGTAATATAAACCCAGTAAGAACACAAACACAGAAGTTCTTACACACATGGCACATATAAGGAGAAAATTATTATGGCATCTTTACAAGAAATTAGAGCTAAACTGGCTTCTATGGAGAACAACTCCAAAACAAACAGTTCATCAACAGGCGGCGACAACGCCATTTATCCACACTGGAATATCGACGAAGGCACTTCAACAACATTGAGGTTCTTGCCTGACGCAGATACTAATAACACTTTTTTCTGGGTAGAAAGACAAATGATTCGTTTGACTTTTCCTGGAGTAAAAGGTGGGGATATGAAACCTGTAACAGTACAAGTACCTTGTGCAGAAATGTACGGCGAAACTTGTCCAGTATTAACTGAGGTAAGACCTTGGTTTAAAGATGCAAGTCTTGAAGACTTGGGTCGTAAATATTGGAAAAAAAGAAGTTACATTTTCCAAGGATTTGTAACTGAAAACCCACTTAGCGAAACAGCACCTGAAAATCCAATCAGACGTTTTGTTATTTCACCTCAGATTTTTAATATCATTAAATCAGCATTAATGGACCCAGATATGGAAAACATTCCAACTGACTATACTGCTGGTACTGATTTTAGAATTACTAAAACAACCAAAGGTCAATATGCTGACTACAGTACATCAAAATGGGCTCGTAAAGAACGTGCATTAGATGAAACTGAACTAGCGGCTGTTGATACAAATGGCTTGTATACACTTTCAGACTTTTTACCAAAACAGCCTGGACAAGATGAACTTAACGCAATTAGCGAAATGTTCCAAGCATCAGTTGATGGTGAGTTATACGATCCAGAACGTTGGGCAACTTTTTATAAGCCATATGGAGTAGAAACACCAAGCACGGCTAGAACGCAAACAACTACAGCACCAGCTCAGGCGGCTCCGGCTCCTGTGGCACCTGTAACTGCACCTGTAACTGCACCTGCAGAAGCAGTTGTTGAAACAGCGGCACCAGTAGTTGAAACTCCTGCACCAACACCTGCACCACAACCGGTAGCAAGTGCTCCTGCAGAAGGCGGCGATAAGCCAAGTGCTGATGATATTCTAAACATGATTAGAAACCGTTCTTAAGGAGACTAACATGCAGAAACCATTTGACCTAACTAAATTCAGGACGGGCATTACTAAAGGCATTACTGGAATCAGTGCTGGCTTTCATGACCCACAGGATTGGATATCAACAGGTAACTATACTTTAAATTACTTAATAAGTGGAGACTTTCATAAAGGAGTCCCACTTGGTAAGGTAAGTGTATTTGCAGGAGAATCTGGTTCAGGTAAAAGTTTTATCTGTTCAGGTAATTTAGTTAAAAACGCACAAGACCAAGGCTGTCAAGTTGTATTATTTGACAGTGAAAATGCACTCGATGAAGATTGGCTACAAGCATTAGATGTAGATACTAGTCCTGAGAAACTTCTCAAAATTAGTGTTAGCATGATTGATGATGTTGCTAAAACAATCAGTGAATTTGTAAAAGACTATAAATCTAACTATGGTGACTTACCATATGATGAACAACCTAAAATGCTATTTGTAGTAGACAGTTTAGGTATGTTACTAACACCAACTGATGTTGCACAATTTGAAAAAGGTGACATGAAAGGTGATATGGGTAGAAAACCAAAGGCATTAACAGCCTTAGTTAGAAATACAGTTAATCAACTAGCACCACATCCAATCGGACTTGTTGCTACTAACCATACTTATGCATCGCAAGACATGTTTGACCCTGATGATAAAATATCAGGCGGACAAGGTTTTGTATATGCTTCTAGTATTGTAGTTGCAATGAAGAAACTTAAACTCAAAGAAGATGAGGATGGTAACAAAACTACTACTGTACAAGGTATTAGAGCGGCATGTAAAGTAATGAAAACTCGTTACAGCAAACCGTTTGAAAGTGTACAAGTTAAAATACCATATGAGACAGGAATGAATCCTTACTCAGGTATTTTAGAATTGCTTGAAGCAAAAGGTATCGTTGTAAAAACTGGTAATAAACTTGAATATACATCACCTATTACAGGCGAGATTATTAAAGAGTTTAGAAAGCAGTGGACAGAAGAACGACTACAAGTAGTTATGGACGAGTGGCATCAAATACCAGTAGCAACTGTAGATGAAGATTTAAGTGACATTGTAGATGATGAGACTTTAGTTGATGAACCTACTATAGAGGAGTTAAACAATGAATCCTGAAATTCAACTATTAGTAACTGTGTGGGAATCCGTTAAAAACTATATTCAAAAGAAGGATAGAGTAGAAGCCGCAGAACATCTAGTCCGTGTAATGGACGAAGAATGTGATATGTCTGGCATCGAGGAAGAAGCACTTACATTCGACGGAGCTCTTAAAGCCGCCGTTGTTGGTCACTATGATGTGGGCAACGATGTGGAAGAAGATGATGACGAGGAATGGGATTAAATTATGGCAGGTTGGTATAACTCAGTAGTTGAAGATTTAGGTAAGATTGTTGAATCAATTACTTACTTTGAAAAGGAACTACAAGAAGCCAAATACGAATGCAGTATAAAGGGAAGCCTAGAGAAATCTAGTGCTTCTCTTCCTGGCATTACGGAACATAGGTTTAATCAATTACAGGAAATAGAAGCAGTCCTGGAACACTTAAATATTGAGCTTCGTAAAGAAAGAAGTAAAACATTCAGAAAGTATTTAGAATCCTATAATAGAACACTAAGTAGTAGAGACGCAGAAAAGTTTGTTGATAGTGAAGATAGTGTTATTAACCTAACACACCTTTGCAATCAATACAGTCTACTTAGGAATCAATACCTAGGTATAATGAAGGGATTAGATACTAAACAATGGCAGATAGGTCACATAACAAGGCTCAGACCAGCCGGAATGGAAGATATCG